CCTCAGTCCAAGGCACCGAAGGCAACCTTCACAGCCCCGGCCGACCTCAAAGAGAAGCGCACCGAGTTGGACGGCAAGATCGACGAGCTCGACAAGCAGTTCGACGAGGGCGAAATCACGGCCGTGGAATACCGGGCCGAAACCCGCAAGCTGCAGGATGAGCAACGCGAGATCGATTCCCAGATCCTGCGGGCCGAGGTGTCGAATGACATCCAGAAGGCAGCTTGGGGCGATACATGCTCGGACTTCATCGCTGAGAACACACAGTACAAAAACCCGATCCTGTTCCAGGCGCTGGATGCTGAAGTGCGACGTCTCCAGGCGGAAACGAACAATTCCTACGACCCGGCGCACCTCAAGAACGCTCATGAGAACATCATGAAGGCGTTTGGCACCCCGGTCGCCGAAGCAGCTGCCGACGACAAAGGCAAGCAGGACGGCGGGAAGGATAAGGACAAAGGCAAGGTCACCGGCAAAGATACCGGGCTTGGTGATATTCCGCCGAACCTTGCTGACGTCCCCGCCTCCGACATCAACGATGAAAGCGGTGGCGGCAAGTTCGCTCACCTGGACCGGTTGGCCGAGAAGGACATCGAAGCCTACGAGGAAGCCCTCGAGAAGATGCCTGAAGCCGAACGCAACGCCTATCTGGCATCGTAACGGGGAACGTCAATGCTGTGTATGTCGCTCAATCTTGGTGAAGCGGTTCAGATCGGGGACACTCCCGAAGCCGGTGCCGTTGTCAAAATCGAACAGAAGTCTGGCCGCAAGGTCAGTCTCCGGATTGCAACGGCGCTCGGTGTCAAACGGCTTGCACCCGGCATCATCCCGCGCAATTTCGTCGTTGGCATCACCGGCGAACCGACGCTGGCGCTGGCCGCATCCCGTTGAAATCGCCCGATCTTGCCATTTAGCGGCTAATCGGGTAATTATCGAACCACTCGTAAACCGGGCGCAGGACGTGCTCTCCACCAAGGAGGCACGTCCATGCCAGGACCGACAAACATCCCTGTCGGCGATCCCAAAGCGGTAAAGCGTTGGTCCGCCACCCTCTTCATCGACATGCTGAAGAAGGCATACTGGGACCGCAAATTCACTTCCAAGAAGCCCGACTCCGTCATCCAGCGCCTGACCGATCTTGAATCGGCCGCCGGTGACACCGTCAGCTTTGACGTCTCTGTCCAGCTTCGCGGCACGCCTACTCAGGGCGACAACCGCGTCGAAGGCAAGGCCGAGAACCTGCGCTTCTTCACCGACGAAGTGAAGATCGACCAGATGCGCAAAACCGTTTCCTCCGGTGGCAAAATGACCCGGAAGCGGACCCTGCACAATCTGCGCGATATCGCCAAGGAACGCCTCACCGACTACTGGGCCAAGTACCTGGACGAGCTCACCTTCATCTACATGTCCGGTGCCCGTGGCATGAATGAAGACTTCTTCGAGCCTGTCACGTATGCCGGCCATGCCGGTAACGCCATCCAGGCACCGGATGCAGCACACCTGCTCTACGGCGGTGACGCCACGGCGAAGAACGATCTCGACGCCACCGACAAGATGACCAAAGCGCTCATCGAAAAGGCGGAAACCAACGCATCCATGATGCGCGCGATCGATCCGACCACCGCGAACATGATGCCCATCATGATCGAAGGCGAAGCGCATTTCGTCATGCTGATGGCGAAGTGGCAGGAATACGATCTGCGTCAGGAAACTGGCACCAATGGCTGGCTGGAAATCCAGAAGGCCGCCGCCGCTGCTGAAGGCCGCAAGAACCCGATCTTCAAGGGTGGCCTCGGCATGATCAACAACACCGTGCTTCACAGCCACGAGTCCGTGATCCGTTTCGACGACTACGGCAGTGGTGCAAACGTGAAAGCGGCCCGCGCCCTGTTCATGGGACGTCAGGCCGGTGTGGTTGCCTACGGCGCGAAAGGTGGCACCCGTGCCTCCTGGTCGGAAGAGTCGAAAGACCACGGCAACGAGATCGAAGTCTGCGCAGGCTACATCAACGGCTGCAAGAAGACCCGCTTCAACAGCAAGGACTTCGGCATCGTCGCCGTCGATACCGCCGCCAAGGCCCCGTAATCAGGATCAGGCGCCCATCAAGGGCGCCTTTTCCAGCTGACGGTCGAACGGTTCGGCCTTCACCTAGCCCCCTACAATTGGAGAGATCTGATGACGATCTACCAGAGCAATCACGCCAAGGGCATCAGCGACGTACCGTACCCGGCTGTTGCCGGTATGGCCGTCTCCTATCGCGCTTCCATTTCTGTCCCGACCGGCGTTCAGGCAAATGACATCCTCGAGCTCGCTGTCAAACCTGCCGGCACCCGCCTTATCGACGTCGTGTTCGACGCAGATGACCTGGACAGCGACGGTTCTCCGGCCATCGTTGTCGATGCTGGTTTCATGAGCGGTGAAGTCGGTGACGCTGTCTCCGCTCGCACCTGCGGCAACGAGCTGCTCGCAGCCTCGACCCTTGGTCAGGCTGGCGGTGTGGCTCGGCCGACGAAAAAGGAAGCCTACCGCGACAGCGTCAGCGCTGCCGCTGTCTCCATCGGTGTCAAGGTCACCACCGTCGCCGCAACTGCTCAGGCCGGTACGATCGGTGCCACCATCACGGTGGCCGCCGTCTGACCTGTGGGGCGGCGCCCCGTGAAAGGACGCCCGCGCCACGTTTCCCTGGCGCGGGCGTTTTCTATTTACCACAGGAGTAGAAAATGCCGTTGATCGAATGCCTGCTTGGCGAAGCAGAGACAACCATCGCCGGAACCACTTACCTCTTTCAGCGCGACAAGCACGGCCGGTTCGTCAGCAACGTCGAACGGCAAGAGGATGTTGCCTGCCTCATTTCCGTTGATCCTTACCGTATCGCCGAGGAGATCGCCGATGACGTCGACACCGGCACTGATGCGGACGCGAAGAAAGCCGGCGGTAAGAAAAAGGGCCCGACCAAAAAGGCTGCCCCTGAAAAGACCGAGACGCCCGAACCCGCCAAAGACGAGACGGACCCGTCCGGGGATGAGGACGACAAGGGCAAGCAGGACGCTAATGCGCCTGAGCCTCTGAAGGTAACACCCGATGAGCTGCGCAATATCGCTGCACAGGTGATTGCCGGTGATCTGGCAGCCCCAGAGGGTGAAACCGTCGAGGGATATGCCAAACAGCTCAACGACGCTGCTGACGAGCTCGAGGCAAACCTGAAGATGTCGACGAACCCTGAAGCCCCGAAGGCTGAAGAGCCGGCAGAAAAGCCGAAGACGCAGCGCAAGGCAGCTTCCAAGCCGCGGCAGCCGCGCAAGGCCAAAGCACAGGCTGCCGAGAAAGCGGAAGGCTAACCTATGCCTACCGGGCGGGAAATCATGGAAGCGGCCGGAACCCTCCTACTCGACGAGGGTTTCGACCGCTGGACGCTCCCAGAAATGCGGAAGTGGGTGAACGAGGCCGTCAAGGCTGTGATCCTCGCAAAGCCCTCTGCCTATTCCCGAAGCATCGTCGTCACGCTGCAAGCGGGAACGCTTCAGGTGGTACCGCAAGCCGGCACCCCGAAGCCTCTCCGGATCCTATCTGTCACTCGCAACATCACATCCGAAGGACCGCCCAGGGTGGCTGGCAGAGCGATCCGCCCGACGGACCGCACGATGCTCGATGTTCAGGAACCGAACTGGCACGACACCAGGTATGTCCGTTTCCGGAAAGAAGTGCGGCAGTACACGTTCGACGAGGAAAACCCGCTAGAGTTCTACACCTACCCGGGCAATGACGGTACCGGCAAGGTCGAGGCGGTTGTCTCCGCCCTCCCCGCTGACATCGTCGCCACCGGTGACGTCGATGCGATCGCGTCATACGACACCGAGATCGGCCTGCAGGACATCTATCTTGGTCCGCTGACGGATTATGTCTGTTACCGGGCACAGCTGAAGGATGACGTCGCCGCCAACGTTGGCCGCGCAGCCGTCCACTATCAGAACTTCGCAACCGCCGTTGGCCTGAAGATCCAGGTCGAGCGCGTCACGTCGCCGAACCGGGAGCGCTGACAATGATGGACGTTGAAGAGCTTCTCCCCGAAGTCATGGTTCACGCCAGAAGCGTACCGGAGCCTGTCGCGCTGCGTTTTATCCGCCAAGCCGCCCGGGAGCTTTGCAAGCGCGCAAAGTTCTGGGCGGAATGGGAGCAGATCACGATTACCGGTGACGATGAAGGCGAAGGTATCTCCACGATCCAAGACGCCATCATCCTCGAAGTCGAATCCGCGCAGCTCACCAACTCCGACGGCGGCAAGTATGTCTTGGAACCGGTCACCCCCCAGTGGCTGGACAAGAAATATCCCCGTTGGAAATACGACTTCGACGAAACCGCTGCACCAGGTCGGTTCGTCACGCAGATCAAACCGAACACTGTCATGGTGCTGCCCAAGGACACCGGCGTGCTTGACGTTCGCTTGATCCTACTCCCGGCCCGGAACGCCTTCACGCTCCCCGACTTCCTTGTCGAGGATCACTCGGAGCTCATCGCGAAAGGTGCGGCCGGCATGATTTTGGTCCTGCCCGAAACCGAGTACACGAACCCGCAGCTTGGCGCTTACCTGACCGGTGAGTTCAACACTGGCCTAGACAACATCGCGATTACGGCACAGCGAACCCAGTTCAAAGCACGGCCGCGCACCAAAGCCAGCTACTTCTGATCGTTGCTTGCAGAGGCCGTCGCAGCTATAGTGCGGTCAAATCTCAACGAAGCGCAGGACGTGCTTGACCCGTAAGGGGAAAGCCGCCCGATGCCAGCTTCGACCTACTCCGGAAACGCGCTTCTCAATCTGCTCCTGCGCGGTGTCGCATTCTCGGCGCCGGCGCGGGTCTACCTCTCTCTGCACACTGCTGATCCCGGACTGACAGGCGCGAACGAGGTATCCACCGGCGACTGGCCGGCATATGCCCGACAGGATCCCGCGCAAGGTGCCGCCGTTGGCACTGGTTTCGGTGCGGCTGCCGCCAAAGCTACCGACAACGCCAAGGAAATCCTCTTTCCTGCGCACAACGGCGGATCGAACATCACCGTCACCCATTTCGGTATCTGGGATGCTTCGACCGCCGGCAACCTGCTTTGGTATGGCGCGCTGACCGCATCGAAAACCCTGTTCCCGACCGATGAAGCTGTTTGGAAGATCGGCGAGCTCGATCTGTCGGTGACCTGACCATGTTTTCCCGCGGCGCTCTCAACGGATCTGAATTGAACGCTCAGCCGCTCAACGGCGGCAGTATCGTGCTTGATGTTGCAGCCGCTGATGCGATCGTGCTCGCGCATTCGGCTCCGCTGGTTCGCAAGGCATTTGCGAGCGCCAACGACCAGGTCAGCCTCGGCTCTTCAGCCACGCTTGTGCGGCGTGCGCTTCCGGCCGCCGCCGCTGCGATCGTGTTCAACCACGACGCCACACTGGTGCGGCGAGCCCTGGCGGAAGCAACGTCCTCGATCGAGCTCAATGGCTCCGGCACGCTCTTCTGGCGTTTCAGGCAAGCCGCGCCGCACTCACGGACTGCTGCGCTGCATGCAGATCGCCGTTCCACTCAGATACCGGATGAACGCCGCCGCGTCGACGTGCCAGCACAGCCGGACGCAGACATATCCTCTGACCGCAGGAGCGTGGCGTGAGCAGAGCCATTTTCGAAAAAGACCCCGACGAACGGCTGGACTTCGATTTCGACTTTTACCGGTGGTTACCCGATGGAGACAGCCTTGTTTCGGCCGTCGCGACGATCGGTACCGGCCTCACTGCCGTCGCCGATCAAACCGACGTCTCAAGCACAACGGTGAAGGTCTGGATCAATGGCGGTACCGCCGGCGAAAGCGGCACCCTCACCGTTCGGGCCACCACCGATCAAGGCCGCATCAAAGAACACTGCGCAAAGCTGAAAATAAGGAACTGCTGATATGGGCGTGAAGCTAAGCAACAACGCAGTAAGCACCCTGGCATCCAGCATCACCGATGTGGCTACGTCCCTGTCGGTCCAGTCTGGCGATGCTGCGCTGTTTCCTTCCCTGTCGACCGACGAATGGTTCCCGATCACGGTCATCGATTCCAGCGGCAACATGGAAATCATGCGGGTGACCGCCCGTACTGGGGCTGTGTTGACGGTTACACGCGGACAAGAAGGAACGACTGCACAGGCGTTCGATGCTGGTTCTCGTGTCGATTTGCGTCTCACCGCTGGCGGCGCGCTCAGCATTCCTGAAGCGGCCGTCACCGATGCATCCGCCAAAACTGCTCCGGTGGACGCGGACTTGGTCGGCCTCGTTGACAGTGCCGCAAACTACGTCATGAAGAAGGTTACGTGGCAGACGCTGAAAAATGCGGTTCTGACAGATGCCATCGCAAATGCAGCAAGTAAGGCTACTCCAGTGGACGCAGACCTTTTCGGTCTGCTCGACAGCGCTGCAAGCAATGCGCTGAAAAAAATGACGTGGGCGGCGCTGAAGGAAACCCTCGAAGAGAGTTTTTATCCAAAATCAACACCAATCTCAGGAGCCCGCAACAGGATCATTAATCCAGGTGGCGTCTACATCCAGCGAGGAAGTATCGCAATACCTGCTGCGTCTTCCGCTTATGTATTCGATCGCTTCCTGATAACGAACGGCACCAATCAAACCGTTACGGTTTCCCGAGTTCAGCTCGGCTTGAACGCTGCATTTGCGCCTGGTGGCGAGCGCTTCGTGATGCGATACGCCTTCAGTTCCGCGCCTACTTCTGGGACGCTCCGGATTGAACAACGCATAGAAGACGTGACTTCGATCAAGGCAGGGGATTGGACTCTGACTGCCTGGATGTCCGGACCGAGTGGGTCGGAAACATTGGCGGCAGAGGCCGTTCAACACTTTGGTACTGGCGGATCTCCTTCCAGCAACGTGACCACAGCGATGACCTTCGCTGGCGGTAGCCCGACGACAATCTATGATGCGTCAACCAACCGCCGTTGTTGGGGTGTTACCATCCCTTCTTTCAGCGCCAAAAGTCTTGGTACTGACAAAAACGATTATCTTTCTACAGCGATGGTTCTCACTCCTCGTCAGGCGGGCAACTATGACGTTACCTGGGTGTCATTCGTTGAAGGTGATGCAACTAATGAATACGACCCCAACGGAAATTACCGGAAGGACTTAGACCTTCAGCTGTGTCAGAGGTTTTTTCAAAAGTCTTATAATATTGACGAACCACCGGGTACAGCGAACCCAACATCGCTGATTGAAGTGGTGTCCAGTCAAGCCGGCACATCTAGCGCAGCTCGTGCTGCCGCACAACTTCACACCAATACATTGGTGAGAATGCGTGCTGCGTGCACTGTCGTTGCCTATAGTTACAGCACTGGCACAACTGGGAAGGTCTACAACGGCATTCTGGCCAGTGATGTCGATGTAGATACTGCTGGCACGGAAAGTAAAATCTACATCAAACCTTCCGGCTCAGTGAGTGACGGTCACAGATTTCTCTACTGCTGGACAGCGAACGCGGAGTTCAACTGATGTCTGGATACACTGTAGATTTCATCGACCCAGACCATAAGGTTTGCAGACGATCCGACACCGGGCGCCAATTCCCCTTTGAGCCAGGGAATCCTGATTTCACGCAGTGTATCCGGATCGATGGAAAGACGCCAAACGCTTACGTTGCTCCTTCAAAAACAGGCTCTGACGTGAATGTCGAGCGCGACCGACGCATTCTTGCCGGCACCGTAATCAACGTCACCGGACACGGCAGCATCCCTGTAACAGGGACAAAGGACGACAAGGATGTGTTTCTTGCCCGCCGTATTGTTGCTGCTTCAGCCGCAGAAAATGGAGTCACGGCACCGGTATTCGTTTTCCGCGATCGCGAAAACTCCATCCACAACCTAACGCCATTACAAATGGTCGAACTGGCGGACAAGGGCTTCTCGTGGATCGAGGCAATGATGGTTCGGTCGTGGGCAATGAAGGATGGCGCCTCCCCTTACGAAGCTGGCATTCCCGACGATCTCGAAGATGACAGTCACTGGCCGACACCGGCCTAGCAACGGTTAACAGGTTAAACATGGGCGCCATCAAACTCACAGCCTTCACAGGCGAACAGCCGCTGATTAAGCCTCGGCTATTGCCTGACACGGCAGCTCAGAGCGCGGTTGACGTGAGACTTAATGATGGCGCCCTGACCGCAATGCGCTCGCCTGTGCAAACAGCTAACGCCGGCGCGGCAAACCACAAGACGATCATCAAATTCGATGGCGACTGGCTATCCTTTGTAAACGAGGTGCATGCCGCACCTGGCCCTGTTGCGGATGACCGGCTTTATTATACCGGTGACGGTGCCCCCAAAATGCGTGTCGACGACACCGTTTATCCGCTCGCCCTCGCACCTCCGTCAACCGCACTTTCCACAGCCACTTCCGGAAGCGGTACCGGTGCCGTGCAAACGCGGATCTACGTCTACACTTGGGTCACTGACTTTGGCGAGGAATCGGAACCCTCACCGGCGAGCGGCGAAGTTGACTGGCAGTCCGGCATCACCGTGACCTTGAGCGGATTCGAAGCGACACCGACCGGCCGGAACATTACAAAGCAGCGCATCTACCGATCCCAGACCGGTGACGTCGGTACCTACTTCTATTTTGTCGCCGAACGGGCCGCCTCGACCAGCGACTTCGCCGACAACGTCGCCATTGATGGGTTCAATGAGCCGCTTCCATCCGCAAACTGGAATGCGCCACCCGATGGCTTGTCAGGGCTTACCACTCTGCCAAACGGCATCATGGCGGCATTTGTCGGTCGCGACCTGTATTTCAGTGAGCCATGGCGGCCCCATGCCTGGCCGGAGAAGTATGTGCTGACGACAGACTATCCGATCGTTGCCCTCGGCGCGGTCGGCAGTGTGTTGATCGTCATGACGTCCGGATTGCCTTACGTTGTGCAGGGTTCGCATCCCTCGTCGATGCGCATGGACAAGATCGAGCAGAACTTGCCCTGCATCAACTCCCGAGCCGTCGTCGACCTCGGTTATGCCATTGCCTATCCGTCGAGCGATGGGCTTGTTGTGATCGCGGGTGATGGCCAAGCGCGCTTGGTAACCGCCAACCTGTTCGATCGAGACAGCTGGCAGGCGCTTTCGCCACAAACCGCGATCGCGGGGCAGATGTTCGGCCGGTACGTCATGTTCTACGACACGACGGACAGCCAGAACAAAATCGTTGCCGGCGCAATTTTCATCGATGTCAGCGGAACGCCGTTCCTGCTCCGGTCCAGTGCCCGGGCGACGGCTGTCTGGTACGACCTTGAAACCAGCAAGCTCTATTACCTCGGCTATGGTACCGACGACATTCTCGAGCTTGACCCGCCGACCGGTGCGCGCGCGATTTATTACTGGCGTTCGAAAGAGTTTGCGATGCAGGCGCCAACGAACTTTGGCGTCATCCAGGTCGATGCGGCAAACGCTCTGTCGCCGGCAGAGGTCGCAATGATCGATGCGGAGATCGCAGCTGTTCAGTCCGCGAACGAAGCCCTCATTGCCGCGGGCTCGCTCAACGGCGAAATTAACTCGCACGAAATGAACGCCTATGCGCTTGGAGGCGACATTCTCGCACCTCTGCCAAAGCAGGCCACGGGCATTGAGGTTTCGGTGTTCGCCGATGGCAACGTGGTGAAGACTGTGAACGTCGCGAACAAGCCGGTTCGGTTGCCCTCCGGGTTCAAGGCGCGGAAATGGGAGGTTGCCGCACAGGGGCGATCGAGCATTGAGCAGATTGTCATCGCCCACACAATGGCCGACCTGATGCAGGTGGTGGGATGAACGATCTTGAACTGAGACGCCTTACCGAGAATGTCGAGCGACTGGCCGGCGAGCTCCCGAAGAACCAGGAGGAAGCCGCCGTCCTGATCAGGGATCTTGCGGCTATCTTCCAGCTGGACAAAAAACTGCAGTCAGCCGCCGCAGCCGGCAGCGCGCCGACCAAGGCGGAGTTTGATGCTCTTGTCGACGATGTCGCGATGATCCACCGGCGGCTCTACGCGGTGATGCTTGCATTGCAGGCCCGGGTTATCTGACTTTCAGAACCAACCACCGGTCCTGAAAGGCCCGGGCTCAAGTAGATGGATGAAATACACCATCGTCACCAGCACACCGACCACGCCGCTCGCCGTGACGTAAAGCCCGAACACAAGTAAATTCCACCATTGCCTTGCATGCTCTTCTGCCTGTTCACGTCGTCTATCCAAGCGGGCTTTTTCAGCGCGCCACGCGCGTTCCACCAAGTCACTATCCAGTGATTTCCCGTGAACGGCACCGCCGTTGTAATAGGGCTCAGGGCATGCCGGGGGAAGCGGACACATCCTACCCATTGGCTTGTGCCCGTTCGTCCAGCATGCGCGAAACCTCCGGACCAACCACGCTCCAATCGACAACCGGCCGATTGAACCTAGCGGAAGTGATCAGTGGGCAACCAAAGGCCGCATCGTCGATATAGACTTGCCCGTAGGCTTTCGGGCTCTGCGTCCAGGCATCCTGATCCGGATTCCTGTTAATGCCGTAGAGCTCGATCCCGTTCCGCTCCAGGTAGAACTGCGCATCGTCGAGGTGGAAGCCGTCGCGCATGGTGAACAGGATCAGCTTGCCGCCTTTGCTCATCCACTCTTTCATGAACTCGAGCGCGTAAGGCACAGGCTCGCCAATTTCCGGGTACTTGTGATCGACGATCGTGCCGTCGAAGTCGATGCAGATGTGCATTCCCGTCTCCATAGCTGATACAAGTATCCACTATAGTGACCATTTTCGATTGTATCCATCCCTCTTTGCGGTTACCGTTCAAAGATCAGCATCCTCCTCCCAGCTGATGAAAGGCCCCGGCAGGCATCCTCCTCCCAGCTTGACCGGGGCCGCCACCTTCAGGAGCCGGTCCAATGGGCAACACCGTAAACATCTTCGCCTACTACCAGATCCGCAATTCAAATGCCTCCCATATGGACGCAATGGCAGACAGCGTGATGGTGCAATACCCAGCCACCCACATAGGGCGCGGCATCGACCTGATCACAGGTGAGCGCGATATTCAGTGGCGGCTCTATTCCACTTATGCGGACCAAGCGAAGAAGGATCTGGAGGCTGCAGGATTCCGCGTGTCGGTATCCTCTCACGTAAGCCCGGAAGCGTTCGAGCGATCCGGCATCGAGCAGCCTTCCGACCAGGTCGCAGAGGACGAACAGTAAGACCGATGGCCTCGACCTTCGAATATCATCCGCAGCCCACGTTGATCACATGGGCTGAAACCAAGATGCGGGAAACCTACCCCGGGTTTGTGTTCGCCAGTGATGCTCGAGCAATCGGCCATGCCAGAGACGGAGAACTCGTGGCTGTGGTCGTTTACGATCGATGGAGTGAAAACGACTGCATGGTCCATGTCGTCTCCGATGGATCTCGCAGCTGGATGACCAGAAGCTTTGCCGTTGTCGCAATGGCCTATCCTTTCCGGCAGCTGGGTTTTACCCGCATCACGGCGATGGTTTCCGAGCTCAATGAGGAAAGCCTGCGGTTCAGTCAAAGGTTCGGCTGGCGCCTGGAGGGGTATCTCCGCAAAGCTGGGCCGAAAGGGGAAGGATTGCTTCTCTTTGGCATGCTGAAATCGGAATGCCGGTGGCTCCCCGAAGCCGCCGAAACCTTCCGCTCGGACGAAATCTCTGGTATTGAAGGATGGCAACGAGCGCAGGACGTGCTCTCCCGTAGTAGGAGAACGTCCAATGGGCAAGTCAGCGCCATCCGCGCCGGATCCGGATCCGAATATCGGCCGCGCCGCACTCAAGCAGGCTGAAACCGGTGAAGACTGGCTCAAATTCACGCAAGACGCCTTCAAGGTATCCACCCAACGCCAGGCCGAGCTCGACAAGCTCACCAAGCAGGTCACCGACCGCCAGCTGAAACTTTCCGAACAACAGGTCGGGCTCGCCAAACAGACGACTGCGAAGCAGCTCGAGTTTGCCGATGACAGCCTGAAGTATGCGCGAGAAGATCGCGCGCGATACAAGGAGGTGTTTCAGCCTGTCGAAGATAGCTTCGTCGATCAGGCCACGAACTATGACACACCCGAGCGCCGAGCAGCGGAAGCAGCGGAAGCCAAGGCCGACGTGCAGGCCGCATCGGCTCAGGCCCGGGAAGCATCACAGCGCGAAGCTGCAAGCCTTGGCGTCAATCCCAACTCTGGCCGGTTCGCAGGTGTCAGCCGCGCGAACGATCTTGGCACGGCTCTCGGTTCTGCCGGTGCGCAGAACAATGCCCGTAAACAGGTCGAAAGCACGGGGCTTGCCCTCAAGGCCGACGTTGCAAACCTTGGTCGCGGTCTGCCGGCGCAGTCTTCGAACGCTGCCGCGGTGGGCCTGAACGCCGGAAACTCGGGTGTCTCCAACTCCGGCAATGCGGCCAGTCTCGGTATCAATACGCTGGGTTCCGGCGTTGCAGCTGCTCAGAACAACCAGTCCCTTTCCAACTCGGCAACAGGGATTGCCAATGCGGGCTTCCAGGGGGCAATGCAGGGGTATCAGGGGCAGGCTCAGACGCTCCAGAACCAGTACGATACCCAAGTGGGTATCTGGCAGACGCAACAGCAGATCGCAGGCCAGCAGGCCGCCGGTATTGGCTCTGCCCTTGGCGGGCTGGCCGGCCTGTTCTTCATGTCCGACGAAAACACCAAGACGGACAAGAAGAAGGTACCGGAAGGCGAAGCCCTCAAGGCCGTCGAGGATTCCCCGGCGTCGACCTACGAGTACAAGCCCGGAATGGGCGACGGCGGCGGCGAGAAACACGTCGGGCCAATGGCGCAGGATATGCAGGAAGCCACAGGCATGGGTGATGGCAAGAAAATCGCCGTCCAGGACATGCTCGGTCTGCACCATGCTGCGATCGGTGAGCTCGACAAGAAGGTCGACAAGAT